CCCTAGCCGACCCTGAGTACATCAACCTTTTAAAAGGGCTATCGGTGGCCGTTGAAAATGAGGAAACTTTGAAGTGGGAACTAGAAGCAGCAAGGTTGGAGATCGAAATTTGGCGCACCCGTCAGGCCACGGAACGCATGACGGTAAGGGCGCACGAATAATTGAGCAAAGAATAGCCCACCTAAATGCACGATTTAGGGACACCCTTGATAGAAAATACTACCACCGCGCCGAGGAAGCCAAATGGCTGAAGAAAAAATTGGTTTTCCAAAGCGAAACTACGTCCGCAGCAAAAAACTCCTGAAGTTGGTTGCCGACCTCGATTGCCAGTTGTGCGGGTCGGGCAACATGATCCAGGCCGCACATTGCAACTGGGGCGGGGGAAAGGGTCGGGCAATTAAGGCAGACGACAACCTAGTGGCCGCTTTGTGTATGTACTGCCATTGGGACATTGACCAGGGGGCCAAGTGGTCAAAAAAAGAACGCCAACAGGCCTGGTGGCTGGCCCATAGACGGACAGTTGAGACTTTAGTTGAGCGCGGGTTATGGCCTATTGACGTGCCGCAACCGGATCAGGAAGAATGGAAGCGGCTATTTCTCCAGTAGCCGTGTCTCCTTCACGCGTGTTTCGGGGGCTATTGCAGCCCCCATTTTTCCACTATCATGGCCTTATGGATGACGACGCCGCCGAATTTATAGCCGCCCTGCTGCATAGCAGCACCGTGGCCCACTTTATGCACTTATCGACCGATTCGTTTTCGGCCCATAAGGCATTAGGGAGTTACTATGAAAAAATTATCAAGTTGGCTGACAAGTTTGCTGAAGCGTATCAAGGACGGTACAGCAAAATTAAAAGTTACCCTGACGAATTTCATGCGGGGAAAGAGCCAGTAAAGTACCTAAAATCGCTGCAAGCCTTTGTGGACGACGCCCGCAAAGAATTGCCCCAAGATTCGGTAATTCAGAATATCATTGACGAAATTACCGAATTGATTGATTCCACGCTGTACAAACTCAAATTCCTAGACTGAAAGGACAGACCATGAAAGACAATGCCGAAATGACCCCGAAAGGTTATGGATCGGGCGGCAAAGCCCCTGCTGGCGCAACTGCTAGTGATTCCACCGGCGAGCGCCACGGCAAGATCGTCAACGGCGTTGCTATGGGTAAGGCCGACGGAATGGGTTCCAATCACCAGTACAACGGTGGCCGTTCCAAGGGTGTTTGCTACACCCACGACCGCAAAGCCTACCAAAAGTAAATGGCTATCCCGCTGGCTGACATAGCGTCGGCGGGGCAGCAACAGGCGCAGCCACAAGCCGCGTCCGTCCAGGGAACCCTGGCGTCGCTGGTTCCGCAGCCGCCCCAGTTATCGGGTCAAAACCCGATTACACAGGCTTTTTTTGACCGGCTGTCCAACGACTATCCTGGACTAAGCCAAGAATATGCCGCGCTACCCAGCACCGACGGGGGCCGGATTCTAAATACAGACGACGCCCGCGAACTTTCGCCGGAGTACCGCGCCGACCGCACCAGGTCGGCTGACGTCCATGAACCGGCGTCAGCGTTTACCAAACAACGCTACGCCGAAATGTTGTCGCAAGACACCCCGCCTGGACGCGAAAACCTGGTGTTATTTACCGCAGGCGGCACAGGCGCAGGCAAGACGACGGGCCTACAAGAAGCCGCCAAAGTGTCTCAGGGAATCAAAAATGCCGAAATCGTGTACGACACGAATATGAATAAATTTGAATCGGCAGATAAAAAAATCCAACAAGCCCTATCGGCTGGGCGAAACGTGGGTATTGTTTACACCTACCGCGATCCAATGGAAGCCTTGGAAAACGGGGCGTTGAAGCGGGCAAGCCGAATGGAAGCGGAATTGGGAACGGGCCGCACGGTTCCGATCAATGAGCATTTTAGGACGCACATGGGTTCACGAGAGGTCATGGATCAGTTACAGGCCAAGTACGGGGACGATCCGCGTTTTCACATGACCGTCATTGACAATAGTCGTGGCCCAGGCAAGGCAGCAGTAGTAAGCGGGCTTGACAAGTTGCCGAAACTCGACCACACTACTGTTAGGAAAGGACTAAATGATGTACTCGAAAACGCCTACCGCACCGGCAAAATCAGCCAAGCCATCTACGACGGAACGCGTGGCAACGCCCGCTGAACATCGTATGAAGCGGATGCACGAAAAAAAAGTGCATTCGATTGCTGAAGAAATGGCCGCTGCCTTGAACGCTGCCATGCGCGGTGGTCGGAAAGTCCTATGACGGTTTCATGCGCTACGTGTCGGTTTTGGATTACCGGACAGGTAATGGGCGTGTGCCGCCGTTATCCACAGGTGCATAACAAACACGAGCGCGATTGGTGCGGAGAACACCAGGCGGCTGTTGTGCAAATGGTTCCTGTTAAAGACATTATGACCCCCGAACCTAAACGTCCTGGAAGGCCCAAAAAAAATGATACGCCCGCTGCGTGACCGTGTAGTCGTTCAACCCCGCGTCCGAAAACTGTCGGAAATTATTGCGGTAACCAATAACGAAAAATTCAACGAAGGCACGATTGTGGCTGTCGGCCCCAACGTCCTGGAAGCCAAAGTAGGCGATTGGATTAAATACGGAAACGGGACTTACCTAGATTGGCCGGTGCATGAATTCGACGGCCAGGATTATCAGATTATTCAGGAAGCGGACATTTGTGTTGTGGTCGAGGAAGAAAATGCCTAAACACGACAAACCGATTCCAAGAACTACGACCGGCAAGGGTAAAAACTATAACCCTACCGAAAAAGGCGCTGGCATGACTGCCAAGGGCCGTGCGGAATATAACCGCAAAAATGACGCAAATTTGAAACCACCAGCACCAAACCCAAAAACAAAAGCCGACGCTGGACGCAAAGCGTCGTTTTGCGCGAGAATGGAAGGGGTGGTAAGAAAGGCCAAAGGCCCAGCGGAAAGGGCCAAGGCATCCCTAAAGAACTGGAATTGTTGAAAGGAAAGAATTATGCCGAATACTCAAGCACTTGGGGTTGCCTTCGCAGACCCCGCGTTAAATAGTTTTCAAGTTGGTACTGCTGCCGTCCCGATTGACGTGACCGCATCGGGCAACCTGAACCAAATCTATGCTGACACCGCCCACAAATCGGGTGATATGCGCGGCCTGTATATGCGTACTAGGTTTGAGGGCGCTGGCGCTGGCGAAACCCTGCGGGTATTTTCCCAAGTTGCCGCAGCCCAAGGGTCAGGTCAGACCACCAATGGCGCACACATCAGCCTGTCGGTAAATAGTGGCGGCACAATCAGCGGCGCAGCAAACGCCCTTCGCGCAACCCTGGGCGTGGCCACAGGTGTTACTCCTGGCGGTACGCTGGCTGCAATTCAGGTCGATTCAGACTTTCCCAGCAGCGTGACCCTGCCTGGTTCGGCTGCGTTTCTGCGGTTTACAAACAGCAACACCGGAACCATCGCCAACCTGATGAACGTACCCGCTGCCCTGGTGACCGTAAAAGGATCAGCAGCCCTGTCCCACAAGATCAAAATTGTGGACAGCGCTGGTACGGCTTATTACCTGATGGTTTCCGATCAGTAATGCAAATAACCCGCGAATTCATCCAGGCTGAAATGGACGAAGTACAGCGTGAACTGGCGAAGGCGCAAACCTTTGTGGTTCAGGCCGAAACGTCCCTAGCAATTTACCGAATGCTGTTGGCTAAATTGGATCAGCCGGATGAAGTAGTGGAAAACCCTGGGGGAACTGACTGATGGCTAAAGGACTGTATGCGAACATTCACGCAAAGCGGGAACGGATAGAGCGCCAAAAGGCCGCAGGCAAAACCCCTGAACGTATGCGAAGCCCTGGGGAAAAAGGCGCACCCACGGCCAAAGCCTTTAGACAAAGCGCCAAGACAGCAAAAAAATGACCTTAGAACAAATGCAAAAACGCCTGGCTGAACTGCAAGAACTGGCGAAGCAGCATGAAAGTGTGCTTTTACAGATCAGCGGTGCAATTCAGGAATACAACCGCCTAATCGCCGAGGAACAATCCAAGGCTATGGCTAAACCTGAAGGGGAACCTGATGCCGCTGACCAAATCACCTAGTAAGCAAGCATTCACCAAGAACATTAAAGCCGAAGTCAAAGCCGGAAAGCCTGTGAAGCAGGCTGTGGCCATTGCTTATTCGGTGAAGCGCGAAGCCGCTAAAAAATCCTCGAAGTCCAAAAAGTGAAAGGAAGTGCCATGAAGAAAATCATTGCCGCCGCCCTGGTATTGGGCTTTACTGGTTACGCAGTCGCACAGATGGCTAATTGCTGGCAGCAGATGGTATGCGGCCCAGCCGGTTGTCATTGGGTAACAGTCTGCCGATAACCACCGCCCCTGAACAAGGGGCCATACGCATGGGGATTGCTTTAACCATGGCGGTTATGAGCCGCCGCAGTCCCCAGCCGTATGGAAGCCACAGCAGTTAAAAAGACCAGGAAGCCAAGAGAGCCAAAAGAGGCAGGGACAGTCGCGCCCAAACATCCTGGTGGCCGTCCGACAAAATACGACATTTCATTCTGCGAGGCGATGAGCGCGTACTTCAGTAAAGAGGTAGGGTTTTTCCCTACGCTGGCTGGATTCGCTGCAAGTATCGGAGTGACAAGAGACACGCTGCATGAATGGGCCAACGCCAAGACAGAAGAAGGGACACTCAAACACCCTGAGTTTTCCGACGCCTATAAAAGAGCGAAGGAAATGCAAGAGCAGAATTTGGTCATAGGGGCGCTTACAGGGGCTTACAACGCGTCCTTTGCTATTTTCACAGCCAAGAACGTATTGGGCTGGCGCGACAAGACAGAACAGGAAATAACGGGCAAGGACGGAAGCCCGTTGGCTGGCATTCAGGTCATGTTTGTAAACCCCGATGGATCAGAGCGCGACACAGAGCATTGACCAGGCCATCGCCAAGGCCGAGTTTCCGGTCAAGTTGGAAGGTCTGTTTAAGAAAAGCCGATACAAAGTCTTATACGGCGGGCGCGGTGGCGCTAAGTCCTGGGGGATTGCACGGGCGCTGCTTATTAAAGGGGCCAAAAAGCCCATGCGGATTCTCTGTGCGCGGGAGTTTCAGACCAGCATCAAGGATTCCGTCCACAAACTGTTGTGCGATCAGATTGAAAGCCTGGGCCTATTGGGATTTTATGAGATTACCCAGGCTAGCATCCGAGGGGCCAACGGGACGGAGTTTTTCTTTATTGGCTTAAAGAACAACCCGACCAACATCAAGTCGTTTGAGGGCGTGGATATTTGCTGGGTCGAGGAAGCACAGACCGTCAGCCGCCTGTCTTGGAACATCCTGATTCCCACCATCCGTAAGGAAGGCAGCGAGATATGGGTGAGTTTTAACCCTGAACTTGAGACAGACGAAACCTATCAGCGGTTTGTAATTAAGCCGCCCCAGGACTGCATCAGCATCAAGATTAACTATTGGGATAACCCGTGGTTCCCCGAAACCCTGCGGATGGAAATGGAAGCCTTAAAGGCCCGTGACCTACAAAGTTATCAACAGGTTTGGGAAGGAATCTGCCGTCAAACCATTGACGGGGCCATTTTTGCCCACGAAATGATGCGGGCCGAGGCCGAGGATCGGATTACTAAAGTCCCTTACGACGCCACCAAACCCGTCCATGCGGTCTGTGACCTGGGCTGGGCTGACGCTACCGCCTGGTGGTTTGTGCAGTTTGTGGGTATGGAAACTAGGCTGATTCGGTACTTTGAGGACAGTCAACGGACGATGACCAGTTACTTGGCCCAACTTCAGACCTATGGGTATGTGTATGACACCATTTGGTTGCCCCACGATGCCCAAAGTCAAACCCTGGCCGCTGCCGGTCGGTCGATTGAGGACATAGTGCGGGGCGCTGGGTTTAAGACTAGGATTCTTGACCGTGTGCCGGTGGTCGATTCAATCAACGCGGCGCGGACAGTATTCCCAAACTGTTATTTTGATCGCGATAATTGCGCCGATGGATTAAACTGTTTACGCCATTATCGATATGACGTTGACCCCGAAACCGGCCAATTCAGCAAAATGCCGCTGCATGACCGCTATTCCCATGGGGCCGACGCATTTCGGTATATTGCGCTGATGATTAAAGAACCACCCAAAGCCCGCAGAAGGCCCGCTGTCGAGGTCGCCGGTAGTTGGATGGGCTAGAGAGGAAAATTATGGCGTGGCAAGACACCGACATAGATAGCCGTATAGGCGATGCGATCAAATTCCTACGGCTGGTGGGTGAGGCTGACAGCCAAAACCGTGCCGAAGCCTTGGGCGACCTGAAGTTTTCCGCTGGCGACCAATGGCCGGTTGAGATTCAAAACAGCCGAAACCTGGAATCCCGCCCCTGCCTGACCATCAATAAGATTGACGCCTATGTCCGTCAGGTCACCAACCAGCAGCGCCAACAACGCCCCCGAATCAAGGTTCACCCCGTTAATAACGAGGGCGACCTAAAAGTAGCCCAGGTCATTGAGGGCATCACCCGCCACATTGAGGTCAATTCCAACGCTGACACGGCCTACGACACGGCGTTTGAGTATGCGGTCAAGATGGGCTGGGGCTACTGGCGCATTAACACAAACTACATTTCCGAGGATTCATTCGATCAGGAAATCTATATCGAGCCGGTCGATGACCCGTTTTCGGTCTATTTCGACCCCAACAGCGTAGCCCCCGACGGGTCGGACGCCGAGCGATGCCTGATTACCACGGTTATGTCGAAAGAGGCCTTTAGGCTGGCCTACCCAGGCGCAGATGACGGGGCTAATTTTAGCGCCCGCGCCACAGGAGATTCTGATGCCGAATGGGTGACCAAGGAAGATATTCGGATTGCCGAGTATTGGCACATTGAGCGTGAACGGGCCACCCTGGTCTTACTGTCCGACGGAACCAAGGTTTACGAGGACGAACTGCCGACCGCCGAACTGCTGGATGCGTCGAATATCACCATCATGGATAAGCGGCAGACCTACCGGAAAAAGGTCAAATGGTGCAAGTTGACCGCCATGGAAGTCCTGGAGGAACGCGAGTGGCCAGGCAAGTGGATTCCGATAATCCCGTGTTATGGCGCACAAGTCATTGTTGAGGGTAAGCGCAAAAAGTACGGTCTTGTCCGGTTTGCTAAAGACCCGCAGCGGATGTTCAACTTTTGGCGCACGGCCCTGACCGAAAGTATTGCTTTAGCACCCAAGCCCAAGTGGCTGATTGCCGAGGGTCAGGACGAGGGCCACGAATCCGAATGGGCGCTGGCTAACCTGAAGTCCACGCCGGTGCTGAGATACAAACAAAAGGATATTGAGGGCGTTCCCGCACCCGTGCCGACCCGCATCCAGCCGGAGCCGCCGCCCGATGGGATTATGGTTGCGTCAAGTGCCATTTCGGACGACCTAAAAACGGTGCTGGGGATATTCGACCCCGCCCAGGCGTTGCCTGGCAACCTGTCCGGTAAGGCGTTACAAGGTCAGCAAATGCAAGTTGACCTGTCGAATTTCCATTTTTACGACAATATGACCCGCAGCATTAAGCAGACGGGCAAAATTATCCTTGACCTGATTCCCAAGATTTACGACACCCAGCGGGTGCTGCGGATTATCGGGGTGGATGGAAAGCCTGACCTGGTGACGATTAACGAAATGCAGGCCACCGGCGAAGTAATGAACGACGTGACCGTGGGTCTATACGACGTGGTGATGGACACCGGCCCAGGGTATAACTCCAAGCGCCAGCAGGCTGTGGACACCATGATGCCGCTGATGGCTGACCCCCAAGTGTTCCAAGCCGCAGGCGATTTGCTGTTCCGCAACATGGACTTTCCAGGAGCCGACGTCATTGCCGACCGGCTGGCCGCGATGAACCCGTTGGCGCAGATCAACCCTGATACCGACGTGCCGCCGCAGATTCAGATGCAATTGCTTCAGGCCCAAAAGGCCGTGGCCGACATGGAACAGAAGATGATCGCGCTGCAATTGGAGATCAACAACCGTGGCCAGGTCGCAGCAATCAAGGAAGATGGCCAAAACCGCCGTAAGTTGATGGACGTAATTTCAAGGGCGTATAACACCGACACCATCAACGAAGCCCGCGTCAATCAGTCCAACATCAAGGCTGTGACCGACCAAAACAAGATGGAACTAGACGCCATGGTTCGCCTGGTGTTGGCTGGAATGCCTGCTGAAGCCTTGGCCGCTGAAATGGAACGCCGTAACGCCGAACAAAAAGGCGCTGCCGCATTTGCCGAGGCTGAAGTTAATCAGACGCAAAACCCATTCATCCAGGCTGGCCAAGAGTTACTAGCACCACAGCCCATGGCAATGCAGCCTGAAATGGGCGCGATGGCCCAACCCATGCCGCCGCAACAAATGATGTAATTGACAGTTAAAGAATACTGGTTAAAAATTAACCAAGCCTACCGATGGGTTTTCATCGGGAAAATTCTTAGGGGAACCTATGTCAGAAGTAGCCGAGCGAGTAGCCAGTAACCTGGTCACAAGCGAGAATTTAGCGGAATTCAC